GTCAGCAGCCGAGACCGAGGTCGAGGTTGCTAAGCGCAACTACCGGGAAGCGTATGACTCTGGCGACGCTGAGAAGTTAGTTGAGGCACAGCAAGCCCTAGTAGATGCGTCCTTAAAGTTGGATCGGACAAAACAATATAAGCCCACTTTACAAGACACAGAAACTGAGGTACAACTCCCGCAATCTCGGCAGGAACAAAAACCAGCCGACCCGAAATTCGCTGATTGGCAGCGCCGTAACTCCAACTGGTTCAATAAGGACGAGGAGATGACGGACGCAGCGATGGGACTGCATAAAAAGTTGTTTCGTGAGTACGGCCCTGAATATATTGGTACTGACGACTACTACAAGCGCATTGACGAGACTATGCGCAGGCGGTTCCCAGAAGCCTTTCCAGACGCATCTGAGTCACAAAAACCTCAGAAAAGTAAGCCGAGTACCGTCGTAGCATCAGCTAAGCGAAGCACGGCTCCGAAGCAGGTTAGGCTAACAGCTACACAAGCAGCCTTAGCTAAGAAGTTCAAACTGACACCGGAGCAATACGCCCGCGAGGTCCTTAAATTACAAGGGAGTTGATTATGAGCGAGAACCGACTTACTAGAGAATTAGAATCCCGTACGCAACAGGAGCGCCCTAAGCAGTGGGCACCTGCGGAACTACTACCGGAGCCTGATAAACAGGCCGGGTTTGCGTATAGGTGGATACGTGTTGCTACACTTAACAAACCCGATCCTAAGAACATCTCCGCTAAGCTGAGAGAGGGCTGGGAACCGGTAAGGATTGAGGAGCAACCTAAGTTTCGACTGCTAGTCGACCCAGATAGTCGATTTAAAGAGAATATCGAGGTTGATGGACTGTTGTTATGCAAGACGCCTGAAGAGTTTGTGCAACAGCGTAATCAGTACTACGCGAACCAGACCATAGCTCAGACGAATGCGATTGACAGCAGTTTTATGCGTGAGAACGATGTTCGTATGCCTCTTTTTGCTGAGAGAAAGTCTACGACCACGTTCGGCAAAGGTGGTTAATCTCAATTTTTGGAGTCCAACATGGCATATCCGACTGTAAATGCCCCCTACGGGCTAAAACCGATCAATCTGATCGGCGGTCAGGTGTTTGCGGGTCAAACTCGTGAACTCCCGATTGCAAGTGGCTATGGCACTGCTATCTATAACGGCGATATTGTTCGTCTAGATGGCGGTACTATTGTCAAAGAGACTGGTACAACTACCGTTAACGCGAATGGCGTGACCGGTGTGTTCCTTGGTTGTACTTATACTAACCCTTCGACCGGTCAAAAGCTGTTTGCCCAATCGTATCCGGGCGGCGTAACTGCTTCTGACATTCTGGCGTATGTGGCTGATGATCCTGATCAACTGTTTAAAGTCGCTGTGACCGGCGGGGCTACTAGCTCTACCATCACCCCGATTTCGGGCACGATCTTGGGCAACAACTTGGCTATTTCGCAACCGGCATCTAACACCACTATTTCGGGTAACTCGAATATTGGTGCTTATGATTCGGGCAGCAATACTGCGCAGTCGTTACCGTTCCGTGTTGTTGGTCTTGTTGAAGAGACTACCAACTCAAGCGGCAACTACAGCGAAGTTATTGTTAAGTGGAATGCTCCGTATCCAACCATTACTATCGATTTCACGGCTGAAACCGCGTCGGTGACCATGGCTGGTGGACATTCTTATCTCAACCCGAACGGTCCAGATAGCGTATAAGGGAGTTAAATCATGGCTATTTCACGCGCACAACTACTGAAAGAGCTGCTCCCCGGCTTGAACGCACTGTTCGGCATGGAGTACTCGCGTTATGGTGAGGAACACAAGGAAATCTACGAAACAGAGAATTCCGAGCGTTCGTTCGAAGAGGAAACCAAGCTGTCCGGCTTTTCGGCAGCTCCGGTGAAAAACGAAGGTTCTGCGATTGCGTACGATAATGCGCAAGAAGCATGGACTGCACGATACAACCACGAAACCATTGCTCTGGGTTTCTCGCTGACCGAAGAGGCCATCGAAGATAACCTGTATGACAGCCTGTCGGCTCGTTATACCAAGGCTCTGGCTCGTGCTATGTCGTATACCAAGCAAGTCAAAGCAGCAAACGTGCTAAACAACGGCTTCAATGCCAGCTATGCTGGCGGCGACGGTAAGCCACTGTTTGCAAACAACCACCCACTCGTCTCTGGCGGCACTAACTCGAACATCCCTTCGACTCCTGCTGACTTGAACGAAACTTCGCTGGAAAACGCTGTGATTCAAATCGCTGCGTGGACTGACGAACGTGGGCTGCTGATTGCTGCAAAACCACAAAAGCTGATCATCCCACCGTCTCTTCAGTTCGTTGCTACTCGTCTGTTGGAAACCGAACTCCGTGTCGGCACTAACGATAACGACGTGAACGCAATCAAGAACAACGGTTCGATCCCCGGCGGCTACACGATTAACCACTTCTTGACCGATAACAACGCATGGTTCCTGACCACTGACGTTCCAAACGGCATGAAGCACTTTATTCGTACCCCGCTGGCGAACTCGATGGACGGTGACTTTGACACCGGCAACGTGCGTTACAAGGCTCGTGAGCGTTACTCGTTCGGCTGGTCTGATCCGCTGGGCATGTACGGCTCGCAAGGCGCGTAATAAAAAGGGGGCTTTACGCCCCCTTTTTTGTAGTATATAAAGTAGTTATTCCGGGGTTTACCCGGTGTGCCAAACAGGTCCCCGGCCTGACTTCATGCAGATTGGCGCACCTAACCGCATGAGGAAAAATTCAAATGGCTCTCTCAACTACCCAAAGTATTTGGCGTTCGGGTGGTGGCGACACGACTCGCACCGCGTATTGTGGTTCTGGCGTGATGGCTGCTCAGTTCTATATCGCTGATGCTTCTCCCGCTACTGCTGGTACCAACGTCGCTGTTTCTTCTGACGCAGGCGCACCCGCACTAATTCTTCCATCTGGCGCAGTTATTTTGTCAGTTAGCATCAACGACGGTGGCACCGGTACTTTTGATCTTGGCGCAACTGGCTACACTTCTGGCACTGCGGATAATAACTTTTTTGCAAGTGGTCTTAGTGCAAGTGTTGGCACTACTTCGGTAGGTTCGGTTGTTACAGGCGCTCCGCTTACTGAGATGTCATACGTAACTGTCACGGACAACACTTCGGGCGCAGGTACCGTTGGCGGCTATATCACTTACTTCGTTGTTGATCCGCTGGCTGGTCAGCAGAACGTCTGATAAGGAGGCATCACCATGATGCAAACAGACGTAAAAGCCGCACAGGTAACTTCAACTGACACCGCGTACGCTGCCCCAACCCGTGTAAAAGCGGTAACGGTCAGCTATGACGAGAGCGGTACTGTCGTCTTAAAAGACGGCGGTTCCGGCGGTACGACGAAGTTCTCTTTTACGGCTCCTGCGGCTAAAGGGTCGGTACACATTTTGTTCCCCGGCGAGGGCATTTTGTTTAGAACCGATGTCCATGCCACTTTATCTACTGCAACTATCGTGGTGTTCTATGGCTAAGTCTCCGGCGTGGCAACGCAAAGAAGGGAAGAACCCCAAGGGCGGTTTGAATGCTAAGGGGCGAGCTTCGTATAACGCAGCTAACCCCGGCAAACCCGGACTTAAAGCGCCGCAGCCGGAGGGTGGGCCTCGTAAGAAATCATTCTGCGCCCGTATGGAAGGAATGAAGAAAAAGCTTACGAGTTCCAAGACCGCGAGCGACCCGAACAGTCGTATTAACAAATCTTTACGAGCTTGGAAGTGTTAACCGTGGACTTAGCATTCGTTTGGAATGGCGCGCTGTCGCTTTTTGTTGGGTTGTTTGCGTATATTGCCCATGAAAAATTCTCTGAGCTTGCACGTATCACTATTCTTTTGAATAAGACGCGTGAAGAAATTGCGCGGGATAACGTAACAAAAGCGGAAGTGGATCGTATTACTGATCACATTGATCAGCGATTTAATAGGCTGGAAACCAAGATTGATCAGCTAATTGAATCGCACAGGAGAGTTTTATGAAAAAGAAGGCTAGAAAGTTTGGTACTGGGGGCACTATCCTTACCGGCTTAGGCGCGGGCTTTGTCGGCTCTGCTATATACGACAAACTGATGAAGGGCAAAGAAGATAAAGAAGATAAGTTTCAAAGCCTAAAGTCTGTAGATAGCAAAGGCCGTTCTCCGCAAGAACAGATCAATAAACAAACCGGTGCTAAGTCAGTAGAGCCTGAAACTAAAGCTGAGACTAAGGCTGAGCCTAAAACCGAGAGTCGTGAAGACTATCTTGAGAAGCATGGAGCTAAACCAATCAAGACTACTGGTACTTTTTCCGGGGCTGATACAACCGCGCCTGATACTGACGTTAAAGATACTACCCCTGCGCCTGTTAAGAAAGTTTCTACACCGAAGCCAGCAGTGTCGTCTAATACAGCTATAAAAATGGCCCCGCCTGATAACGCAGACCTTAAACCCAAATCGGTTCCAAAGGCGCAGCCTAAAAAACCAGACACCAAAATGCCGCTACCATCTGATGAGCGTCCGTATAAGCCTTATCCAGCTGGTAGTAAGTATGACCTTGAAGATAAAGCTAAGACCGAAACTAAGAGCGAAAAGAAACCAGCTAAGCCTAAGACCGCTCCTGTTACTAGGTACTCTAAAGATAAAGAAAAAGAAAGCGATAGCAAGTTCGTACCACGACACCTGCGTAATACAACTCCGTTCAAGAAGGGCGGTATGGTTAAAAAGTACAACGACGGTGGCGCGGCTAAGGCTGAACCCAAGAAGGACACGATGCCTGAATGGGCAAAGAATGAGCGTGAGAACAAGAAAAAAGATGAGCTTAATAAACGTGAGAGTGAAGGCGCAAAAAAAGAAGTTAAGCGCAACATGAGCACGTTTGGGTTTAAGAAAGGTGGCACAGCATCTAGCCGTGCTGATGGTATAGCTCAACGCGGTAAAACTCGCGGGAGGATTTACTAATGCCGAGCGTCTCAGGTAAACAACACCGTCTCATGGCTGCGGTGGCAACTAATCCAGCTGTGGCAAAGAAAACTAAGATTCCACAATCCGTGGGAAAAGAGTTTATGGAAGCCGATAAAGGCATGAAATTTAAGGGAGGCGGTGAGATGAAAGAGTCCAAGGCGATGGTTAAGAAGGAGATTGGCTTCATGAAAAAGAAGGGCGCTCCTAAATCCATGATCAAGCATGAAATGGGCGAAATGGGTGCAATGAAAAAAGGCGGCGGTGTTAAGAAGTACGCTGCTGGCGGTCTGGCTGCTGGTCACAAGTCGGCTGATGGTGTTGCTCACAAAGGCAAAACCAAAGCTAAGCAAGTGACGATGAAAGGCGGCGGTAAAGCTGGCGGTAAGTATTGCTAAGGAGATTAAGATGAGACCTATTAAACCTCGCGGCGGCGCACCAGCAGCAGACGCTATGCCACGTCAGCCTATGCCCCTGACTAATGTACTTCCGTCTAAACCAGCTCCGGCTATCGGCGGCGGGGGTCCCGCAAATCCGGCGCCAATGCCAATGCCGCGTCCTACTAGTATGCCTATGACTAATGTAAAACCTGCTGCGCCGGGAATGGGCATGAAGAAGGGCGGTAAGGTCAAATCGTCTGCTTCAAAGAGAGCAGATGGTATTGCTCAACGCGGTAAGACCAAAGGTAAATTTGTATGATGCTCTCACGCGGGATGGGCGACATAAGCCCAGCTAAGATCAAAACCATCAAGAAGCGCGATGGTAATGAGCCTGTCAAAGTTTATAAAGATGGCGGGGAAACTAAGTCCCGCGTGAATGAGTCTGGTAATTACACCAAGCCGAGTATGAGGAAGAGTCTGTTTAATCAGATTAAGAACTCAGCGACGCAAGGAACAGCAGCAGGTCAATGGTCGGCGCGTAAGGCGCAGTTGCTGGCGAAGAAGTACAAAGAAAAGGGCGGAGGCTATCGTGGCTGAACACACAGAAGACTGTCTGAGTCTGATTCATGAAATAGGTCAATGCACTTGTGACGCAATCACGGACGAGCAGATCGACGCTGAACTGCTTGAGAAAGAAGAAGCCAAAGAGTGAAAGCCCCACAGCAAAGCCTAAAGGCGTGGACACAGCAGAAATGGCGGACAAAGAGCGGCAAGCCATCGTCGAAGACGGGCGAAAGATACCTGCCCGAAGCGGCTATCAAGTCACTCACCCCGTCAGAGTACGCAGCCACAACGAAGGCAAAGCGGGCCGGGAAGAAAACTGGCAAACAGTTCGTCGCGCAACCAAAACGTATAGCGCAGAAGACGGCAAAATTTAGGTAGGGAGATAGTTATGGCTGGTGGCGGTCCAGTTGGTCAAGTAGGCAATCCGGGGGCACAGAGTATGCTCTCGTCTTCTATGCAGAGTATGCGTAGAATTAATCCGTATGGTGGCGGTAATCCTTATACCCAAGGGTTTCAAAACTATTCTAGTCCACCCCCCAGCCCACCGAGTTGGATGCAACAAGCGCAAGAGGCGCAACAAAAGTTTCAGCAGAGTAGTCCTTATATGGAATACATGAACAAGCAAAAAGCGTTGCAAGAAGAGTTTGAAAACAGTCAGGGATTTAAGGATTTTCAAACCCAGATGCAAGGGTTCCAGAAACAACAGCAAGAATATCGTCCACCGTTTTCCCCGTATGGCGGGATGTATGGTGGTCTTGGTCGCATGTATTTTTAATTTAAATAATCATGGCCTTTACAACTAGTAACACAAGTTTCAACCCCGACCTTAACGAAATTTTCGAAGAGGCGTTTGAGCGTTGCGGGCTTGAGTTGCGTACCGGCTATGATTTTCGTACGGCACGGCGCAGCCTTAATTTTCTTATTGGTGAGTGGGCTAACCGAGGTATCAACTTGTGGACGATTGAGCAAGGCTCAATTAATTTAGTACAAGGGGTGGTTACATATGATTTACCTAATGATACCGTTGATCTTATTGAACATGTTATTCGCACTGATTCCGGACAAGGTCCTAACCAGACTGATTTAAATATAACTCGAATCAGCGTATCTACGTATTCAACTATCCCAAACAAACTAACGCAAGGCCGTCCTATTCAGGTTTGGATTAATCGGCAGAGCGGGCAGACGACTGATTTATTGGGCGCAACCCCAAAGTATCCACAAATTAATGTATGGCCTGCACCAGACCAAGGTACGCAACTAAACCCGTATTACGTGTTTTATTATTGGCGATTAAAACGTATTTATGACGCAGGTAATGGAACAAATGTAGTAGATATACCTTTTCGCTTCCAGAACTGTTTAGTGGCGGGTCTTGCTTATATGATTTCTGTAAAAAAGCCAGAAGTTGACCCAATGCGCATCCAAGCTCTAAAGGCTATGTATGATGAGGCGTGGGACTTGGCGGCAGGCGAAGACCGCGAAAAAGCGGCTGATCGGCTTGTTCCACGGGAGATGTTTTTCTAATGGGAAACAGGTTTGCTAGTGGCAAGAATTCTATTGCGGAGTGTGACCGTTGTGGATTTCGTTACAAACTGAAAGAACTAAAGAAGCTAACGATCAAAACCAAGCAGGTTACGATTAAGGTATGCCATACCTGTTGGGAACAAGATCACCCACAACTACAGTTAGGGATGTACCCAGTGCAGGACCCGCAAGCTGTTCGGGAGCCAAGACCGGATTTAAGTTACCGCCAAGCTGGTTATACGGGGTTACAACTTACATTGAATACAGATTTTGGTAGCCCTAGCGAAGGCAGTAGAATTATTCAGTGGGGGTGGAACCCAGTAGGGTTTGGTAACGGCGGGGATTTTCAACTAGCTATTAATGACCTTGTAGGTCTTGGTCAGGTAGGGACAGTAACAGTATCTATTACTTAGGAGTAGATTATGGACAGCATGAAGAAAGTGGCTAAGGCGGAAGTCAAAGCACACGAAAAGCGGATGCACAAAGGTATGGCTAAAGGCGGTGTAACCGGCGAAGCCATGAAGAAAATGGGCCGTAACATGGCTCGTGCTATGAATCAGCGTGGGTCTTCAAGGAGCCGATAATGGAAAAGATTAAATCCGCACCGCCATCGGTGCTTAAATCCTATTCTGGTAAAGACTGCATGAATGAGATGAACATTGGTGCTGGTGTAGTTACTAAGGGTAACTATAAAGAGCCAAAAACCACTGGTATCAAAATTCGTGGCACAGGCGCAGCAACTAAAGGTTTAATGGCACGAGGCCCAATGGGTTGAGGTGAAGCGTGAACTACAACGAGTTGTTTATTGCTATAAAAAACTATTTGCAAAACGACTTTCCGTCGAATGTATGGACGGATGTCGCGGGTACCGGCACGACTACATCTAACGGCACGGAGCAGATAGACCTGTTTATTCGACAGGCTGAAACCCGCATTTACAACTCGGTTCAGCTACCTGTCCAACGAAAAAATGTTACTGGTACAACTACCTTGGGGAACAAGTATTTGTCTCTCCCCGCAGATTGGCTATCAAATTATTCTATAGCCGTAGTTACGCCAATTACCGGAGAGTACGAATACTTGCTAAATAAGGACGTAAACTTTATTAGGCAAGCTTTTCCTTATCCCGCAGTTTCTGGTAAACCCCAGTATTACGCCGTTTTTGACCAAAACACATATATCTTAGGCCCAACCCCAGATGCCGCCTATACCATGGAGATGCACTATAACGCTTACCCTGCATCTATTGTAGACATAGGCACTTCATGGCTTGGAAGTAATTTTAGTACTGTCCTTTTATATGGCTCTCTAGTAGAAGCTTATATATTTTTAAAAGGTGAGGCAGACCTTTTGCAAATGTATCAAGCAAACTATAACGATGCGCTCAATCAACTAAAACGCTTGGCAGATGGTTTGGATCGCCAAGACGCATATCGTTCTGGGCAGGCTCGTGTTCAAGTAACTTAAAGGGGATTTATGGCAAGCGCACAAGGCGTCGGAACGGTTGGTCGGTTCATGGTGTACACCACATCAAATCGTGGGCATTCACCAGAGGAACTAGCAGACATGGCGATGGAACATATTATTGCTGTGTCAGACACCGCGCCCGAACAAATAAAAATGCAAGCAGAGGCGTATAAAGCAAAGCTACATGAAGTGCTTGTTAGGTATATGAAAAAAGCTGTCGAGCAAGACCGTCTGACCGTGTGTCGCCAGCTTGAGGATTCTGGTCAGGCTCAAATTGCAGATATTGTAAGGAGAATGTAATGGCTATTACTCAAGCGATGTGTTCGTCTTTTAAAGGCGAAGTTATGCAAGCACTGCACGACTTTGACGTTGGTGCTAACACCTTTAAGTTGGCTTTGTACACAAGTTCGGCTACGTTGGATGCGTCCACTACTGTTTACTCCGCGACTAATGAAGTGCCAAACAGCGGCTCGTACACGGCGGGTGGCGGTACCCTAACTAATCAAGGCGTGACAGTGTCTGGCACTACGGGCTTCACGGATTTTGCTGACTTGTCGTTTACATCAGCAACAATCACAGCGCGTGGCGCTTTGATTTACAACAGCACTAACGGTGATCGTGCGGTTTGTGTGCTTGATTTTGGTGGGGATAAGACCTCTACCGCAGGTACATTCACTATCATCTTCCCGGCGGCTACAGCAAGTGATGCAATTATCCGTATTGCGTAAGGTGAAGCTATGCCACTTGTCATTGCCGATAGAGTACTTGAAACAACCTCTACTACAGGCACCGGCACGATAACACTTGCCGGTGCTGTAACCGGGTATCAGTCTTTTGGTACAGCCATAGGCGATGGCAATACCACTTATTACACCATAGCAATAGAAGGTGGAACTGATTGGGAAGTAGGTATTGGCACCTATACCGCGTCTGGCACAACACTATCCCGCGATACCGTTTTAGCTTCTTCTAACTCCGGAAGCCTTGTTTCGTTTGGTTCTGGAACCAAAAACGTCTTTGTAACCTATCCCGGCGGTAAAGCTGTTTATTACCAAGCCGCTGGGGGCGTTGTTATTTCCGACAACAGTACAGCTAATGCACTCCGCATCACACAGACAGGCACAGGTAACGCGCTGGTGGTGGAGGATAGTGCTAATCCTGATGCTACACCGTTTGTGGTGGATGCTAATGGTCGAGTGATTGCGGGGGGTACTACTGTTTATGCGGTCAATACAATTACAGGGAAAATCCAATCGCAATCAACATCTGTGTTTGATGGGGGTTTTGCTTCAACACTCTGGTCTGCTGATAACCAACCAAACTTTTGGTCATTTGGAAAATCAAGAGGGGCATCTGTTGGAACGCAAACAATTGTTAACAACGCTGATGCAATAGGAGTTATACAGTTTGCTGGTTCCGATGGCACAACATTCGTTGAGGCAGCAAGAATTACAGCAGCCGTAGACGGCACTCCCGGCACTAACGATATGCCCGGACGTTTGGTGTTCTCTACCACGGCTGATGGCGCAAGCACTCCGACAGAACGGATGCGGATTAATAGTGCGGGGGCTGTGGGAATTGGAACAAGCAGCCTTACGGGTATAAATTTAGCTGTTGCAAAAAATATTACCGGTGCCACCACCAGTTTCGGCGTTCGTTCCGCAGGACAAATTCAAACAGACGTTACTTCTCAAGCAAGGATGTTTGATTCTAGTCCGACGCTTGCTTCTGGGTCATTTACACTCAACACTTTATACCATTATTTTACCTCTCAAGGCACTGTTGGCGGCGCAACCGTAACAAATCAGATAGGGTACTTTGCAGAATCTACCCTTACCGGCGCAACCAACAACTACGGCTTCTACAGCAACATCGCATCCGGCACGGGTCGGTGGAACTTCTATGCTAACGGTACTGCCGATAATTACTTTGGTGGGAATACCATCATTAATGGTGCTGTAGGCGTAGGAGCAGCAGGTTCACCAAGTTACGGCACCTCCGGTCAAACACTAACTTCGCGTGGTTCGGCTGCTGCACCCGTATGGTCTAACCCCGGCATTATCTCTGCCCTTGTATTTGGTCTATAAGGAAGCGTCATGGCAAACCCAAGTATTCTTTCCGCGACTTCCATCATAGGGGAGAATTCGCTAACTTCTCTTACTACGACAAGTGCCACGTCCATTTTGAGTAATGCTGCGTCAAGCAACAAGGTGTTCAAACTAAACAGCATTATTGTTTCTAACGTGGACGGCGCAACTCCAGCGGACATTACGATCAACTTCTACAGCGCGGCGGCACTAGGCGGAACGGCGTTCCCAATCGTGTCTACGCTGTCTGTCCCTGCGGATTCGTCGGTGATTGTCGTTGATAAAACCACAGGGCTGTACATAAAAGAAAACCAATCAATTGGTGCCATAGCAGGCACCGCAAACGATCTTGTTGTAGTTGCTTCTTGGGAAGAAATTACATGAGTCTTCGTTATATTGGTGGTCGTCTTGTTGGTAGTCTTGATACCAATACGTCTGGGATAAAAATCCCATCAGGCATTTTTACGCCTAACCAATTAACTGAAGCAGATATTCCCGCAGCCGGACAACAAGAGTACACCACAGCAGGCACCTTCTCTTGGGTAGCTCCTACTAACGTCACAAGCGTCTGTGTTGTTTGCGTTGGTGGTGGCGGAGGCGGTAATTACTCAACTGGGGGCAGTGGCGGCGCAGGCGGTGGCGGAGGCGGGTTAGGGTATATCAATAATTACGCGGTTACCCCCGGCACTTCTTACACCGTTGTTGTAGGCGCAGGTGGAGTTAGTTCAGCCTCTGGTAACACCACGCCAACAGGGAACGGTGGAGACAGCTACTTTGTGAACACCTCTACTGTTAGAGGTGGGGGCGGCGGCGGACCTACGGCATTCACTACGGGCGGCACTGGCGGCACTTTTACCGGTAGTGGTGGCAATGGGGGGGCAGGCGGCGGGTCTAACGGCTCCACCAACTCTGGTGGAGGCGGGGGTGCTGGCGGGTACTCTGGCACTGGCGGTGCTGGGGGCACAGGCGTAGTCGGTAATGCGGGTGCTGGTGGTGGAGGTGGCGGAGGTGCTGGGGGTGGTTCCGCAGATACCGGTGGAGGTGGCGGCGGCACTGGAATATATGGAGAAGGTACAAGCGGGTTTGCTGGGTCTGCTACAGGCGGGGACGGTGTTGGCGCAGGTGGCGGTTCTGGTGGCGGAAATGGTACACAAGCGTTTACTGGCGCAAACTTTTACTCCACAACAGTATTGTCCACCCCCGGAGCGCCGGGTGGGGGCGCGGGGGGTTCTGATTCCACTGCGCTTGAAATGGCGAACGGTGCAGTAGGCGCAGTGCGTATTATCTGGGGTAAAAACAGAGCGTTTCCTTCAACTAACACAGCAGATATAACGTGATGGACTTGTATATTCGTATCGTTGACGGTCAACCGTTTGAACACCCAATTATGGGGGACAACTTTCGACAGGCGTTTCCGCATGTTGACGTAAACAATTTGCCCCCTGAGTTTGCGCGATTTGAACGCGTGCCTTGTCCTAACCCAGATGAAGGTATGTACCTAGTTGAAGCGACATGCACTTATCAGTGGGTTGATGGCATTGTTAAAGATGTATGGCAACTGACGCAAGCGCCTATTCCAACGGAGGCTTAAATGCCGTTTGTTCTTAACGACAGGGTACTTGAAATATCGACGACAACAGGAACAGTCCCTTTCGTTTTGGGAGGCCCTCCTTCGGGCTACCAATCTTTCTTGTCAGGTATTGGCGGTAGCAACACCACGTTTTATGCAGCGTTTAACACCGTTGCTAATGAATGGGAATTAGGCCTTGGTACATTGAACGCAGGTGCGACAGAACTTACACGCACAACGATATACAGCAGTTCTAACAGTAACCTAGTGGTTAATTTCTCTGCTGGTACTAAGAATGTCTTTGTAACGCTGCCTTCGTCTCAGACACTTACTGCTAACCAATCAAACATTTTTACCGCAGCACAGACATTCAGAGCAGCTAACGCGGTTCGTTCGGAAGCAGCGGCTACACAAGATGCGGTAGTGCTTGCTGGACGGGCAGGCGGAACGTCGTCTTATGCTGTCACAATAACCCCCACTACACTTACTGCTAACAGTACTTTAACTTTAGCTAACGGAAACACCACGCTTGTATCAGGCACTACCGCTGTTTTAGGTACAGCCCAGACGTTTACAGCCGCTAAAACATTTAGAGCAGCTAATGCTGTTCGTTCAGAGGCAGCGGCTACACAGGACGCGGTTGTAATCGCAGGTAGGGCAGGCGGCACAGGCTCCTTTGCAGTTACGCTTACACCTACAACATTAGCGTCTAGTACTACACTTACCCTTCCCAACGTCACTGACACTGTAGCGACGATTGGAACCGCGCAGACATTTACTGCCGCCCAAACATTTAGAGCGGCGAATGCTATTCGTTCGGAAGCAGCTTCCACACAGGATGCGGTTGTAATTGCAGGTAGAGCAGGAGGAACAGGGAGTTTTGCTGCCACACTAACCCCCACTACGCTTTCTGCAAATAGAACACTAACGCTTCCTGACGCAGACACCACACTAGTTGGTACCGACACTGCGCAGGCGTTATCAAACAAAACAATCACGTATACCGCAGGCACTACGTCTGTCGCGCCTATAGTTCTTGCGTCAGGAGCTAACTTAACCAGCGCAGCAGCAGGCGCGGTTGAGTATGACGGAGTGCGTTTTTATGGAACCACCGATACAGTAAGCGGACGCGGGTACATACCGTCAATTCAAATTTTTAGGTTGACCGCAAACGGTGCGGCGATTGGCCCCGGCATCTCTAACTTTTTTGGTGCTAATAGCGCTATCAATTTAGTAGGCGGTGGGGTTTACGAACTTGAAGCGTATTGTTACTTTACAAAAACAACCGCCGGTACTGTAACCGTTACGTTAACTGCTTCTGCTGCGGTAGTGAATTTAAATGGTACGGTTGATTATGGTGCGGCGGCGGGCGGTGTAGCGACGGGTGCGGCTAACCGAATCTCGCTGTTTGCCAGCGCAGCTACCGCTAACGCATTTGGTGCTTCTGTTTCTTTAACTACTGCCGTCAACCATGCGTTTATCATCAGAGCGATATTTGACGCTAACGCAGCTAACAGCAACATACGCATAGACTTTACCTCAAGTGCGGGCACGGTTACTCCCCTGCGCAATAGTTACTACAAAATAACCAGACTCCCTGCTGGTAACAGTGGGTCATACGCAGCATGACCTAGTGAGTAAAAATGCTTGGTTTTACTCCCCTCTCGCAGATACCGTTATCCAGCCTACCTGCGGCGGGGGGGACAAATGTCGCCGTTAATGTCACGAGCGTATTTGCAACAGGCCAGACTGGAACACTAAACGCTACCGGTACCGCTAATGTCACCCTTACGGGTGTTGTTGGCACGGGACAAATTGGAACAGCGGCGGTTTCTGGTAGTGCCCCGGTTGATGTTACCGGCGTATTTGGCACTAATTTCGTTAATTCTGTAACCGTTGCGGCAAACGCAGATGTCGCAGTTACAAGCGTTACTGGCACAGGCCAAACAGGCACATTAGATGCTACTGGCACAGCTAACGTAACTCTTACCGGAGTAGTAGGAACAGGCCAGACTGGTACTGCCACAGTAGCCGGTAGTGCCCCCGTAGATGTCACCGGGGTGTTTGCTACCGGCTTTGTAAACTCGGTTGCCACTGCTGCTAACGCGGATGTTCCGGTCACAAGTGTTACTGGTACCGGTCAAACAGGCACGGTAACTACCAATTCGGACGGCAATGTAACACTGACAGGGGTTCAAGCCCAAGGTCAGATTGCAGCAAACAATCTCCAAGACGGCACACAGTTTTTTGGATTTGGCCCGATTGGTAGTGCGCCATATGGCGATGCCTATGAGCGGTACAGCTTTGCGTCAGGTGATGCAAATGTTTCGGTTACAGGCGTATTTGCTACAGGCGCAGTTGGTACTGTTGCTACCACCGCAGATGCAAATGTCCCTGTCATCGGCGTTTCTGCGCAAGGCCAGATTGGTGACGAAGCCACTTCGGGTAGCGCCTCTGTTTATGTAGTTGGGGTATTTGGTACCGGGCAAACTGGGACATTAGATGCTACGGGCGATGCAAACGTATCGCTCTCTGGGGTATTTGCTACCGGCGAAGTTGGGACAGTAACTACGGAAGCGAATTCCGATGTGTCACCAACCGGGGTTTTTGGTACAACTCAGCTTGGGATTGTTACTACAACCGCCGATGCAAATGTCCCGGTAATTGGTGTACAAGCTACTGGCGCAGTTGGCACTGTAATTGTTGAGCCGGGAGTCCCTGTATTCCTAGTTGGGGTACAGGCAACGGGTTTTGTTGGTCAGGTCATGATTTGGTCTCAGATCAATGACAACCAAAACCCTGATTGGCAAAACATAAATGATGCTCAAGGAGCGGTGTGGTCGGCAATAAATGACGCTCAATCACCGGATTGGCAGCATATAAACGACGCCCAAGGGGGCACTTGGCAAACTATTGATGATGGTAATAATGTGATCTGGCAAGAGATACCAGACCAGTAAATTGTGGACCCACTAACCCTTCTAGCTGCGGCAAATGCGGCGGTAGCCGCCGTTAAAAAAGGTTGTCAGCTTTACAAGGAAATTAAGGGGGCTGCGGGGGATGTATCAGATGTACTGAAAGACTTAAAGGAGCAGTACAACAAGATAGTTGACCCAACCCCTGCGCAGAAGCAGCAGTATCATGAAGAAGTGCAACGTGTGCAGGAGATGGCAAAGGCTGATCCGAATGATATTTTTACTGACATTGGTAATCAGTTGGGTACGTTGATGGACAGCTATGACGCAATCAGCAAGTTGTTCTTGAAGGAGCAGTTGGAAGCCAAGCAGGTCTACAGAGGCGAAGAAAGTATCGGGCGACGGGCGCTAAAGCGCATATTGATAACGGCTAGACTAGACGCTATGCTGGTAGAGATTCGAGAGACGATGACGTACCGAGCGCCACCGGAGTTAGGTGCCTTGTGGAGCAAGTTTGAAGATATGTGGCAACGGATTGTTGCCGAGCAGGAGGAAGCCCACGCGGAGGAACTGAGGTTAGCTCAGATAGCAAGATGGCGACGCAAAAGAAGAATAGCGGAAATCAAGTCAAAAGTGGCGTGGGTCTCGGCAGTGGTGTTCGTAATTATATGGGCGGTGGGACTAATGTGGCTGACAATGAAAAGCGCAACTCAGAGGATGTACCTTGGTCACTTATCGTTGTAGTGATGGCTGTTCTTTTGATGTTTTTTATCATCATGCCGGTTTTAGCCTTTATGTACTATGACATGTACTACGCTACTCAAGCAGCGGTGCATGAGGTTAGAAAGATGAGAGAACTGC